AGCTCAAGATAATACAGGCAACACACACGGCAGAGCTCGCAATAAGATTCGGTCGTAAGGCCAAGAACCTTATCGACAGGGAGGATTACGGCAAGATATTCAAGACTAGATTACAGGAGGATAGCAAGGCGGCAGGACGTTGGGAGACAGAGCAGGGCGGCGAATACTTCGCAGCCGGTGTCGGTGGTGCGATCACGGGACGTGGTGCGGACCTGCTGATAATCGATGATCCACATTCCGAGCAGGACGCACTGAGTCCCACAGCCATGGAGTCTGCCTACGAGTGGTACACGTCAGGTCCACGACAGCGTCTGCAGCCAGGCGGCAAGATAGTATTGGTCATGACCCGTTGGACCACAAAAGATCTGACAGGTATGTTGGTCAAGAATCAATCGGAACCCAAGGCTGATCAGTGGCACGTGGTCGAATTTCCGGCAATCATGGACCAGGGATCAAAGGACCAGAAACCTGTGTGGCCAGAATATTGGAAGTTAGATGAGTTGGAAAAGGTCCAGGCGACACTGCCCACGGGCAAGTGGAACGCGCAGTGGATGCAGAATCCGACGGCAGAGGAGGGCGCGATATTGAAACGTGAGTGGTGGATGAAATATGATGCTGAAGAGATACCACAGCTACAGCACGTGATACAGTCCTACGACACGGCATTTTTAAAAAAGGAGACGGCAGATTATTCGGCTATCACCACATGGGGTATATTCTATCCAAACGAGGATAGTCCGGCCTGTCTCATACTACTTGACGCTATCAAAGGTAGATATGAGTTTCCTGAACTAAGAAGATTGGCTCTTGAACAGTATGATTACTGGAAACCTGAGACTGTCATTGTTGAGGCAAAGGCATCCGGTTTACCACTGACATACGAGCTAAGAAAGATGGATATACCTGTGGTAAACTTCAGTCCGTCAAAGGGAAATGATAAGCATGCCCGTGTAAATGCTGTTGCACCTTTGTTTGAATCTGGTATGATATACGCGCCTGAGCAGAAATTCGCAGACGACGTTATCGAAGAGTGTGCGGCCTTTCCTTATGGTGATCATGACGACCTTGTGGACTCAACAACACAGGCTATCATGCGATTCAGACAGGGTGGTCTGATCGGACACCCTGAAGATTATATCGACGAGAAGGTCGAGCAACGTAAAAGGAATTATTATTAATATGGGTATAATTACAAAAGGCATGGGCAAAATCATGAAGTCTAAGATGAAAAAGGCTTTCGTCGACAAGCCGACTTTTCCAGGTCCAAATACCATAAATATTTTAAACAGAGAGATAAAGAAAAAAATAAAAAAGCGAGGTTCAAGCACCAGCGGATATAGAAAATCAGATATCGTCGAGGGTCCTCTCAAGATGCGTAAGGACATGAGAACGGGAGCACAAAAACCTGGCAAGAGCGCTATCGAGATAGATGCAAGAGTTAAAAGATCAATTTTGAGAGATTATTACAAAGGCGCAAAGATGCCAAGGGAATATAAAAAGGTAAAATAATGACTTTATTTACATTACCACAAATGATTCAAAGACTAACAAGAGGTTTTGTCAAAATGACTGGTAGAAAACCAGATGGCCTTGAGAAGATAAAAATCAAACAAGAGGCATTACAGAGAATCAAACAACAGGATAAAATTGTCGATATGGAAGGCAAGGTGATTGATACATCTAAAGGTATCATGGGTGGTAGAGAGATCAAAGCCATGGGTGGTCGTATTGGTTACAAGATAGGTGGTATAGACTTCGCACGTAGAGCATTTTTAAAAGCAGCGGCAGGAGTTGGTGCAGGTATTGGTGCATTAAAAACAGGATTGTTAAATATCGGTAAGGGTGCAGACACTGTTAAAAATCTTCCTCCAATAAAAACACCTGTAACAAAATTAGAAGGCACCACAACACAGATGCCAGAGTGGTTCCCATCATTTATAAATAAATTTAGAGAAGAGGGAAAAGCAAAAGATGTATTTAAAACAAAAAAAGTAGAGGTCAGTAAGGAAGAATTTGATCAGGCATTTAAAGAAGGCAAAGGTGAAAACTATTACACTGATGTTGCTAGAACTCCAGAGTACAAAGCAAACAATCCTGATCACATGGATTATTATAAAAGAGTAAATACTGATGAGAGAATATACACAACATATACAAACGATAAAGTTCCTGGTGTGCGGGTTGATGATATGGATGGTAATATTGATGTGATGTTTGAAAATGACTACTCTCAACCGGTATCAATTAACTACACTGCACCAGGTAAAAGAGGACCTGAGACAGGAAGAGCGGATGAGTTTGTTCAGGGCGAGGCAAAAATGGAGACAAAGCCAAAAGGAGAATTTGTTGCTAACGATGTAGAGACATACGCAACTGATCCGGATGGAGGTTATGAGGCAGTGGATGTCATAGCTGGTACGCTCGATGATATGATGGAAGGCAAAACCCGTCAGATGGAAGAATACGTGACCGGTAAAAAAACAAAATTATCTAGAGGTGAGGGTAGAGTTATTGAGGCTGAAATACAAGCAGAGCAAGCAGCAGATGCAGCCGCAGAGGCTGCAGCAGAGGCAGGCGATGATTTTGCATCAGGCGGACTTGCTGGCATGCTAGGAGAATAATGAAAGATTTATTAGCTGTTATCGATCTGTATGATGACGATGATACACGAGTAGAATTTAACAAAGGCGGTGACGCTGAACGTAAAAGAAAATTACAAATAGCTTACGACAAATACGGAAAAGATAATTTAGATAAAGGAGCAAAGGTTCTTGGTTTTAAAAACTTTGAAACTATGAGGGGTGAAAAAAATGCTAACTTTAGAAAAAAAATTTTTAAAGAACTAGAAGAATTTGGTGAAGTGATGACAGAAGAGGGATCTAGACAAAGATCTAGACAAACAAGAATTCCAAGAGAACAGGGCATTCAGATAAAATTATTAAATGAATTAAACACTAAAAAATTTTTTGATCCTAAAAAATTTGCTAAGAAAAATGATATTTCTTTAAAAACATTAAAAGCAGAAGCTGTAAAATTAAGAAACAATATTTACGATAAAAGAATGTTAGTTTCAGGTAAGCAAATGAGATCTACTTTAGAGTGGATACCGGATGATCTACAAGCCGCAGATACTGCCTTAAATAAAATGTGGAAATCAAAACTAATTGTTAATGACAGAGGTAAAATAGAAAATTTATTTTATGATGCTTTTGGTAATCCTAATTCACCTACTTTTAATCCTAAAAAACATTTAGCAATAAGAAATAAATTAACAGAATATTATAAATTAAGAGACGCAATTACCGCTAAATACCCTAATATAAAATTTGAATTAGATCACCCGTTATCTAAATCTAGCTTAAATAAAATATTTAATGCAACCGCAGATCAACTAACTTTTGTTAATCCACTAACTAAAGATCTTAATAATGGTTTTAAGGACTCACTATCTTTACAATATGAAAAAGCTGTAGAGGGAAAAAATTTAAATAAAAAGAAAGCTGTAGAAAAAATAGCAAAAGATCTAAAACTAAATATTGGTAAGATTAGTAATGATGCAACTAATTTTAAATATGGCGTAAAAGAATTTCAAAAACTAGACATAAAAGAAGAGTTGTTAAAAGCTGTTAGAACTCAATCAGATTTAAGCTCTAGTTTTAAAACCTACGTAAAAAATAATCCTGAATTATTTAAAACGGCAGGTGTAAGCACACAACAAACTTTTACACGAATAACACCATCTCAAATAAAAGGTGTTGAAAATCTTTTATTAAAACTTTCAGCACAAGTAGATAAAGACTGTGCGCAAGCGGTTGCAGATGGTGGTCGTATAGGATTACAGAGTATTGGGTCTAAAAGTGTTTGTATTACAAAAGCAAAAAATTATATGACTGAACAACTTGACAAAGGAATTGGAACTCAACAAAATGCAAAAACAAGTTTGATAAAAAGAATTATTTCAGGAACAGGGCAATTTATAAAACAAGGTTTAAGTCCAAAAGAATTATTAAAATTAGAAAATTTAGTTGGTAAACCTGCTTTGTATGCAACAGCTGTGATTGAAACTGGTTTTTTAGCTGATGATGTTTTAAGAAAAAAAGAACCGATAAATGTTGCAGCAGCAGAAAATTTTTTATTTGGTAGTCTTTTAAATTTAAATGCAGACGCTGAAAGAGCAAAAAATTTATTAGAATCCGGTGTTAAGTTATCACCAGCAGCACAAACTTATGCACAAGGAATTATTGATCAAGATAATTTTAGAAGATTATCTCAAACATATTCAACAAACTTAGTTAAAAATCCTTTGTTTATTCCATCGGGTGCAAAAGCTAAAGCAGATACAGTTTTAGAAAATTTAAAAAATAAAATTGCAAACACTTCAGAAACAGGTGCTTTAGATTACCAATCAGCATTAGATGAATTAGAGGGGACATTTAAAGCAAAACCAAAATTTTTAGATGCACCAGATGCACCAGATGTTACACCTCTAATAAATAAACTTGCACAACCTTCGGGAAAAAGAGTAGGACCCATGACTGCAAAAAAAGATATGCAGATAGACTTATCTTTACCAACGTATGATAGATCCCTTACAGCGAGCGATGATCTTTTAAATCAATATTTTAAAAGCATTGGTCAAGAACCCTTAGCACCTGGTGAAGGAACACTATTTAGAATGCGAGAACCAAATCAAAGAGGTTTGTTTGGCACTCAAGAAAAATTTGCAGGCGGTGGTATCGCTAAATTAGCTGGTATAGACGAAGGCCCACAGATAGCATCAATGAACCCTAACTCACAAGGGTTGCGATCTTTAAAAAACCGTGCTAAGAAAGTATAGGAGTATTAAATGGCAGATATAGATAAAGGACTCCCGAACACTAGAACTAAGATTGATATCCCTTCAGAAGAAGAGGTAGCAGAAGAAGTAAATGTTCAGGAACAAGAACCCGAAAAAGGACCGATAGAAGTTATACCTGAAGAAGATGGCGGTGTAACATTAGACTTTGAACCAGGATCAATAAATGTCCCTGGAACCGAATCACACTTTGATAATTTAGCAGATCTTTTACCAGACGATGTATTAGAACCAATCGGTAATGATATGACTCAAAATTTTATGGATTATAAAAGTTCAAGAAAAGATTGGGAGAGATCGTACACCGAGGGTCTAGATCTTTTAGGATTTAAATACGAAAATAGAACAGAGCCGTTTCAAGGAGCATCAGGTGCTACTCACCCCGTGATGGCAGAAGCTGTTACACAATTCCAAGCACAGGCTTACAAAGAATTATTACCAAGCGATGGACCTGTAAGAACGCAAGTCATTGGACTTAAAAATGCACAGACAGAACAACAAGCAACGCGTGTTAAAGATTTTATGAATTATTTGGTTATGGATCAAATGAAAGAATACGAAGCAGAATTTGACTCAATGTTATTTCATTTACCATTAGCAGGTTCAACATTTAAAAAAGTTTACTACGATGTAAATATGGGACGAGCTGTATCTAAGTTTGTTCCAGCGGATGAATTAATCGTTCCGTATACGGCCACCTCATTAGACGATGCGGAAGCGATTATTCATGTAATTAAAATATCTGAAAACGAATTAAGAAAACAACAAGTATCTGGTTTCTATAGAGATGTAGAATTAGGACCACCAGGTCATGTTGAGAAAAATGATTTAGAAAAAAAAGAACGTGAACTTGAAGGAACAAGAAAGTCAGGAAAAAATGAACCTGTTTATTCTTTACTAGAGTGTCATGTAAATTTAGACTTAGAAGGTTTTGAAGAGGTCGGTGCAGACGGACAACCGACTGGAATAAAATTACCTTACATCGTAACAGTCGAAGAAGGTAGTAGGAAAGTTCTTTCTATCAGAAGGAACTATGCGCCCGATGATCTAAAGAAAAATAAAATCCAATATTTTGTCCACTTCAAGTTTCTGCCAGGACTAGGATTTTATGGCTTTGGACTCATTCATATGATTGGCGGATTGAGTCGTACGGCAACGGCGGCTCTCCGTCAATTATTAGACGCAGGTACCCTATCAAACTTACCAGCAGGATTTAAACAAAGAGGTGTAAGAGTTAGAGATGAAGCAGCTCCAATACAACCAGGTGAATTTAAAGATGTAGATGCACCAGGTGGTAGTTTACGTGACGCATTCTTTCCATTACCCTACAAAGAACCATCTCAAACATTATTAAACCTTTTAGGTATAGTTGTGCAAGCTGGTCAAAGATTTGCTGCAATCGCTGATATGCAAGTCGGTGATAGTAATCAACAGGCTGCTGTTGGAACTACAATCGCGTTATTAGAGCGTGGCTCAAGAGTTATGTCTGCAATACACAAAAGATGTTACTCTGCTATGAAAAAAGAATTTAAACTTCTTGCAAAAGTCGTGTCACAATATCTGCCACCCGAGTATCCCTACGATGTTGTTGGCGGCGCAAGAAATGTAAAACAAACAGATTTTGATGATAGAGTTGATGTAATACCTGTTGCAGATCCAAATATATTTTCTATGTCACAGAGAATTACACTTGCACAAACACAGTTACAGATTGCTAGTGCAAATCCACAAGCACATAACATGTATCAGGTTTATAGAACCATGTATGAAGCTATTGGTGTAAAAAATATTGATGCAGTATTACCTCCACCTGCACCAAATATGCCAATGGATCCAAGTTTAGAACACATCAATGCCTTAGCGGGTAAACCTTTTCAAGCTTTTCCTGGTCAAGACCACAGGGCTCACATAACTGCACATTTAAATTTTATGTCAACTAATATGGTTAGAAATAATCCTGCTGTAATGGCTGCAATACAAAAAAATATTTTAGAGCACATATCGATTATGGCACAAGAACAGGTTCAATTAGAGTTTAGAGAGCAAATGCAAGAGATGATGATGCTTCAACAACAAGCAGCGATTAACCCACAGGCACAACAACAGCTTCAAATGCTCACAAATCAAGTTGAGGCACGAAAAGCAGTGTTGATTGCTGAGATGACAGAGGAATATATGAAGGAAGAAAAGAAAATTACGTCACAATTTGACAACGACCCTCTTCTAAAATTAAAATCACGTGAAGTTGACCTTCGAGCGATGGAAAATGAGCGTAAAAAGATGAATGATAAGGCAACACAAGACCTAAATAGAGCAAAATTAATGCAAGCACAAGAAATTGCAGAGGATAAAATGGAACAAAACGAAGATTTAGCAAAATTACGTGCTGGAGTTAGCCTTGCAAAGACCGGAGTACAACAAGCAGCGGTAATCACGGAGGATAATTAATGCCATTAAACAAAAAAGGTAAAAAAATTATGAAATCTATGAAGAAACAGTACGGAAAAAAGAAGGGTGAAAAGATATTCTATGCATCTAAGAACAAAGGTGTTATAAAAGGAGTAAAAAAAGGAGCATAAATGCAAAAACTAGATAAAATAAAAGAAGTTAAGGTTGCAGAGCAAAGTATCGAGGTAGATCCTAGATCTAAAACGACTGCTGATAAGGCTTTTAACTATATCGCCACAGGAAAACCTGAGATGCCAGTTGGTGGTCAGAAAAGAATGTTGGCAGAGAAAAGAAGAAACTCTAAAGCGTACTAATTATGTGGTTATCGGCGATTAAACTAGCCGTTTCTGCTGGAAGTAAGATCTACGCTAACAAGCAGAGAACGAAGATGGCAATGTCTGATGCACAACTGATGCATGCAGAAAAAATGGCCCGTGGTGAGGAACAATACCAGGGAAAACTGTTAGAAGCCCGACAATCAGACTGGAAGGACGAGGCAGTTTTGATAATTCTCAGTTTGCCCGTGTTGGTGCTCGCCTATGCGGTCATAT